AGCTGGCTGCGGTGGGTGGTGCGGTTGCTTCGCACTCCTTCCGGTATTCTGCGACGGAACACGGATGGATCATCGGGTTCGTCTCGGTCCGGGCGGATCTGAACTATCAGCAGGGACTCGAGCGGAAGTGGACGCGGCAGACTCGAGTGGATCACTACACGCCGGTGTTCGCGCACCTGGGTGAGCAGGCGGTGTTGCGGCAAGAGATCTATGCCACGGGCGTGGATGCCGATGATGGAACCGTGTTCGGCTATCAGGAGAGATGGGCCGAATACAAGTACGGTCGCTCGATGATCACGCAGCGGTTCAATTCTCGGAACGCGCTGCCGTTGGACTCGTGGCACTTGGCGCAGAACTTCGGAGCCGCTCCTACTTTGGGTGCGACGTTTATCGTGGAGAGTCCTCCCTTCGACCGTGTGGTGGCGGTCGCGTCGGAACCGATCTTCAAGGGGGATTTTTTCTTCTCGATCGACAAGACCCGCCCGATGCCGATGTATTCGGTGCCGGGCCTGATGGATCATTTCTGATGTCGTGGCTTTCCGAAGGTTTCAGGGATCTTTCCGGGGTGACTTCCTCGGCGAAGATGGCCCGCGAGCAGATGGCTTTCCAGGAGCGGATGAGTTCGACCGCGCACCAGCGGGAGGTTGCGGATCTGAGATCCGCCGGGTTGAACCCGGTTCTTGCGGCCGGTGGTGGTGGCGCTTCTTCTCCGGGCGGAGCGACGGCGCATGATCCGGGGATTTCTCCGCTCGTGAGCTCGGCTACGTCGGCGGTGTTGGCTCGTGGTCAGAAGAAGCTGTTGGACGCCGAGACGAAGCGGACGGCGTTCCAGGCGGCGGAGGCGGAAGGGAACGCTATGTCGGCGGTTGAGCGAGCGTTCCGCGAGAAGATGACGAACACTTGGATGTACTCGGGGGATAACCCCGGAGCTCGTCGGCAGATGATGGCCGATGTGGAGGCCTCTGAGTTGCAGCTTCCGGCGCTTCGAGCTTCGGCCGGGATGAGTGCGAGCAGGTTCGGCCGGTTGCTTCCGTATGTGCAGGGCGTGGGAACGTCCCTGGGGTCGTTTGGTGGTGCGTTGATCGGGGGTGCCCTGGGGTCAGGGGTGAGCTCGGCCCGTTCGGCCGGGCGTATTCGGGTGCCTACGAATTTGTTCCCGGCGCGTCGTGCGCCTTTTCAATCCCAGATTTGGGATGAGTCCTTCGGGAGGTGACTATGCGGTCCCGGTACAACTACGATTGGAAGCTGGTTTCTGATCAGAACGTGTTGGTCTGTCCCGAGGGGGACGATCTGACGCAGCAGCAAGGGAAGGATGAGTGCGACATCAACCTTCTGATTGCCCGTGTGGTTCGTGGTGAGGAACCGCCGGCGCCGTTTTCGAGGTCGGTGGCGGATTTGCGGGGGGTTCCGGATTTCCAGTCCGCGCTCAACATCATGTTGGATGCGGAGGATCAGTTCATGCGGTTCCCTTCGAAGGTCCGGCGTCGGTTCCAGAACAACGTGGCGGAGATGGTGGCGTTTATCGAGGACCCGGCGAACGTCGAGGAAGCCCGGGCGTTGGGGCTTCTGCCGAAGCCGGTGAAGGCTCCGGCTCCTGAGGAGCCTGCTGTGGCGGCTGTGGTGGCTCCTACGCCCTAGGATCGGCCTCCGGGCTGTGCCCCAGGGTGTGGCGACGGCCTCTCCGGAAGGGGAGGCCGTTTGCCGTTTAAGAGCATTGTCTATCTTGATACTAATGCTCTTACTGACACCTACGTGGAATGTGGTGTCTGTATTGACTTTCCGGCCGTTGGGCAGTAAAGTCGTGTTGTGTTCTACAATCCGTGAGGGGAGCAGACCGAAGGTCTTGCCCCGAGCGGATTCAACAGGGGAGGAGTGATGCGACGGAGACCTGTGAACAAAGGGAGGAGCGCGAGAGCGTTCCGGAAGTCCGCCTCGAGGACGAGCTCGATGAATGTTCGGAGCTCGCCGCAGCGTGGCGGTTGGCGGCTGTGAGCTGGAAGCGCATAGTCGCCGTGGTGATCTCACTGGTGCGGTGGTGCATGGGGCACCGTAAGCCGTGAGTCGCTGTTACCGGCCCACTCAGGCGTTTCAACGCCAGGATGGGTCGGTGTCGTTTGCGGAATCCAAATGGGACGTGAAGTCCCTGATGGTCCGCTGTAATAAGTGCGTGGGGTGCCGCAGGGCCTCGGCCCGTGGTTGGGCCATCCGCTGTCTTCATGAGTCTCGTCTTCATGCTTCCAATAGTTTCGTTACTCTGACTCTAGAAGATGGTTCTGAGGGAGCGCAGCGTACTCTCGACCATCGTCAGTTTCAGTTGTTCGCGAAGCGTCTAAGGAAGCAGGTTCAGTTTCGTTACTTCATGTGCGGTGAGTATGGCCCTTCTACGTTGCGGCCTCATTATCACGCGCTGCTTTTTGGTGTGGCTCCGGATGAGGAGCTGGCCTCGAGCTGTTGGCAGCTCGGGCATGTGAAAGTGGGGGAGGTCGAGGGGGCGTCAGTCTCCTACGTTACGGGGTACCTCGTGAAGGATTCACCTTCACCAGAGGGGGCGGTTCCGCCCTATCGGAAGATGTCGAGGCGCCCTGGCCTGGGTGCCGAGTATTTCGAGAAGTACCGGGGGGACTTCTCGAAGGATTTCGCGTTGTGGCGCGGTTCGCCGGTGGCTATGCCCACGTACTACCGGCGGAAGTTCTCCTTGGAGGAGTTAGAGTGGTTGGATCATTCTCGGGATGATCGGCGTCTCGAGATGGCGCTCGAGGATGTGTTAGACTCGTATAGTTGGGAGCGGCAGCGGTCTGGTGAGTTGGTCGCGGAGTCGTTGGTTCACTTTCAGAAGAGGGGGGACCCATGAAGGGGTTGTACTCGATTCACGATCTGCGAGCGGGTGAGTTCAGCCCGCCTTCGGCGTTCGAAAGCGCCGTGGGTGCGTGGCGTCAGTTCGCGGATTGGTGCGCCGATCCGAAGTCGGTGCTGAACAAGTATCCGTTGGAGTTCGTCCTGGTGTGTATCGGTGAGCTCGATCAGGAGACGGGGAAGTTGAAGGGGTATGATGTCCCCGTCCAGGTGGTTACCGCCGAGGAGATTCGGCGGGTACGAGCTCAGCAGGAGTCCGTGAAGGGGAACGGTGTGGAGTTGGATCGGGCGGTGTTTGAAAGGGCGGGTGTCGCTTGACGAACATCCCTTCAGCGCGCATGCGCTCGGCGCAGTTCGATCGGTTCACGATGATTCCTCGGGCCGAGATCCCTCGGGCGCGGTTCGTGACCGATTTCGCTCACAAGACGACCTTCGATGCCGGGATTCTTTATCCCGTGTATACGGAGGAAGTTCTTCCCGGCGATGTGTTCAAAGGGTCGATGACGGCTTTGGTCCGGCTGCTAACCCCGATTGTTCCGATCATGGACAACATCTACTTGGATTCGCACTTCTTCTTTTGTGCGAACCGGCTGGTGTGGGAGAATTGGGTTCGGATGATGGGCGAGCGTTCGAGCCCTGACGATCACAACGATTACACGGTTCCGCAGGTGGTGAGTCCGACGGGCGGGTTCCTCGAGGGAAGCTTGTTCGACACGTTGGGTCTTCCGTGTGAAGGTCAGATCACGGCCGGTCAGACGATCTCGGTGAACGCGCTTCCGCTGAGGATGATAAACCTCATTTGGAATGAGTGGTTTCGGGATGAATCGCTTCAAACGCCGCTGACGGTGGCGATCGACGATGGGCCCGATGCGAGCTCTGCGTACTCGCTCGGTGCGATTCCCCGGGGCAAGCGGAAGGATTATTTCACGAGTTGTTTGCCGTGGCCTCAGAAGAACGATACGGCGGTCTCGATGCCCCTGTCAGGTGAGGCTCCCGTGACGGGGATTGGGTTCCTGGACGCGAACACGAACGTCACGCGTGCCGGGATCAACGTTCGGGAGACCGGAGGTACCGGGCTCCAGCAGTTCGCGTTCTTGAAGGATTCGAATATGGGAACCGGGGATGCCGGGATCGGCATTCTGGGCGATGACGGGACGGCGGATGCCCGCCCGATGATCTTCGCTAATCTCGAGGAGGCGACTGGTGCTACCATCAACGCGCTTCGTACCTCGGTGCAGTTGCAGCGTATGTTCGAGCGAGACGCTCGCGGGGGGACGCGGTATACTGAGCAGGTGTTCTCTCAGTTCGGGGTTCGTTCTCCGGACGCGCGGTTGCAACGACCCGAATACATTGGAGGCGGCACGACGCAGATCGGGATTTCGCCAGTGGTTCAGCAGTCGGCGTCGGCGATCGACGGATCAGATACCCCGATGGGCGAGCTGGCTGCGGTGGGTGGTGCGGTTGCTTCGCACTCCTTCCGGTATTCTGCGACGGAACACGGATGGATCATCGGGTTCGTCTCGGTCCGGGCGGATCTGAACTATCAGCAGGGACTCGA